CAGACCGAGACGGCGATGCAAGCCAACGACCGCGCCCTCGCAGTGGCCCAAGCGCAATCCGCGGACCCCACCGCATGGCCGCGTATGGCCGCGATGTTCCCGCAGATCGCGCAGGCCCTCGGGTCCGACTCGGCTGCAGGCAACCTGGTCATCCAGCGTGCTCACATCGACGCGGCACTGGTCCAGGACATGCAGAAGAAGGGTGCCCTGACGAACGACCAGATGAACTTCCTGAATGGCGACATCCCGTCCCCGACGGCTGACCGCGAGAAGGTAATCATCCCGTTCCTGAAGCAGCAGAAGGCGATCCTGGAGGAGGTCCACAAGTTCCAATCGGACCAGTACAACAAGGCCAACCCGACGCCGACGCAAGGCTTCGCCACCTCGGGCACTTCCAAGGTCCCCACAGGGACCCAAGGCACCGGCTCCGGTTCGTACCAACCCCCCGCAGTGACCGATGCACAGAGCTTTGCCGCTCTGCCGTCCGGTTCTGTTTTCAAGGCCCCTGATGGGTCGATTCGAAGGAAACCGTAATGGCTGATCCGTGGGACTCCGCTCCCTTAGCAAGCCCGATGGACGTTGCACTGGATGCTGAAGGCGCGAACCCCACGGTTGCAGCGATTGCCCGCAGCATCTACCATCAAGAGTCGGGCAGTGGCAAGAACACCAAGACGTCGAACGCAGGTGCCGTGGGAGGGATGCAGATTGTCCCTGCCACGTTCCACTCCGTGGCCGACGATGGTTGGAACATCAAGGACCCCGTCGACAACGCTCGAGCGGGTGTCCGCTACGTCACACAACTCGCAGAGAAGGCCGGGGGAGACCCTGCGCTGACCGCTGCGGGCTACTACGGTGGTCCCGGCGCAATCGACAAGGCCCGCCAGGGCATCGCCGTGCGCGACCCCCGCAACCCCAACGCACCTGACACGCTCCAATACGGGCAGCAGGTCGCTGGTCGAATTCCTCAAGCTCCCCAGGCTCCCCAAGGGGACAACTGGTGGTCCAGCGCTCCGCTTGCGGACTCGCCTACAGCCCCCCAGAACGTCCCGCAGGCTGCTTCGAGTCCCCAAGTAGCCACTGGCTCCGTCCAAGGGCAAGAAGGCGCCCCTGGACAGCCTGCAGCAGCTACTCCCAATCCCGACCCCCTCGGGTACGGCGAAGCCCCGCCGAGCGACAACACCCAGTTCGCGCTCCCGGGCCAGATGTCCCCGGACCAGCTCGCAGCGGCGCAAGCCGCCAAGGAGCCGAAGCGCAACTGGGTGCAGCAACTCGGTGACAACATCACGGACTCACCTCTCGAGACCGCAGGTAACCTCGTCCACGGGGGTATCGACGCGATCACGTACGGCATGGGTGACAAGGCAGGTGCTGCCCTCAACGCAGCAGTCAACTTCCAGGATGGCGGCACCTTCGGGGACCGCTACCACGAAGTCCTGAAGAACGTCCACGACTACGAGGACACCCGCCCCGAGTTCGCCGCAGGTCAGATCGCATCCGTCTTCGCGCCGGGTGCCGGTGCGCTCTCCCTCACGGGCCGCGCAATCGAAGCCGTCCCCACGGCATCCCGTGCTGCCCGCGCAGTTGCTGGTGGTGCCGCAGGCATGACCGAAGGTGCCGCATGGACCCTCGGCCACGCAGACAACCTCGACGATGTCACCCCGCAGCAGATGGGCCTCAGTATGGGCCTGGGTGCCCTTGGTGGCACCGCAGGGGGCATGCTGTCGAAGGCCACCGACAACCAGCTTGCGAACTCGTTCCTGCTCAAGTCGGGCAACGCCGGGAACGCACAGCGGGACGCAGAGATCATCGCGGACCTCAAGGGTCTGCAGCAACGCGCCACGCAGGAAGGGGTCCCGCTCGGGGCCGCTGATGCGAACGCACTCGCCAACCGCTACAAGGCCGAGGTCGCGGAGCAGCTTCGTCAGATGCCAAAGACGGAAGATCGTCAGACGCTCCTCAACGCGCTCCAACGGTCCCGTGGACTCGACGAGGACGGCATCAACGCATTGCGCGAGATCCCCAACGGGAACGCCGTGGCGGATGCAATCATCAAGAGCAACCGGACCCTGGCCCTCACGGCCCGTGTACCTGCCGCCAACGGCATGCTCGCGACGTCCGCTCGGCACCTGATCGACAATGGTGGTCTTGCTGCGGTAGGCCACGCAATCTCTCCGGGTCTCGGGTTCGCCCTGGACACCAAGGCCGCTCGGATCCTCGCCAGCAAGCTCGCAGGCGGCGCAGAGAATCGCACCGGCAACATCGCTGCGGCGCTCAAGCGTGGCAACCAGGCCGAGGCGTACCTGAAGCAGTACGGCCAGCAGGGCGGAAACAGTCTCAACGACCTGGCCGCAGCCGCCAAGGCATCCCTCGGTGCCCGCGCAGCAGCCGCTACGGCAGGCCAGGACGCTCGAGGTGCTCAACAGGGCAACCGACAGTTCCAGAACGCCTTCGCCGCAGGCCAGCAGGCCCGCCAAGCAGCCGCAGGCGCGAACCCCATGTCCCCAGAGGCCCAAGCGGCAGCACGGGAGTACATGTTCCGCGCTCAACAGGCAGGGCAGGCGAACCGCGCCAACGTCGCACAGCAGACGATGGAAGCAGGGAAGGCCGAGGCGTCCGTGGGTCCGCAGATGAACGCGGCCCAGGCCAAGGCAGCACAGGCGATGGCCGCTCAACAGGCGCAGGAGCTTGCGGCCCGCATCGGCCCTCAGGTCACCCCCGCTCAACGCGCAGCACTCCAAGCCCAACAGGCAGCGGATGCCGCGATCTCGAAGGAGGCCCTGAAGACCCAACTGGCCCAGAAGCAGGCCCTTGCGGACACGCAGGCCAGCGACCCGTCGTTCCTCCTCGGAATGTCGAACCAGTTCGGCCCGCCACGCAATGCGGACCAGATGTCGGAGTTCGCCAAGGTCATGCGCCAGCAGGCCGAAGCAGCAGCAGTGGGTCCCCAGGTGCCCGCACAGGGTCTCGAGGCCGTCCAGGCAACGACCGCCAAGAAGGCCGCGAAGGCCGTGGCAGCGCAAAACCTGTCGGACACGGTCGGTCGAATCGGCGCAGGCAACTTCGATGGTCTCACGTTCGAAAGCCCTGCCGCGAAGATGATGCTCGCCCACCTCGGCAACAGCGACCCCGCAGCCGTTAAGGCCGGAATCGCGAAGCTCGCTACGGAATCCCCGGATACCCACGGCAAGGTGGCGGCAATGATGCTCTCCTCGAGCGGCCAGAAGTTCCGTTACTACGGTCTGCAGGATGCACTGCGGGCCATGCCGGAAATTGGCAGTCGGACGCCGTCGGAAGCAGAGAAGGCCGCGATTATGGGCCGCTCGCTGCCCGCCGAGGCCCCCGCAGCCGCTACACCGGCCCTCGACGACGTCATGCACCCGAAGGCCTGGACTTCCGCCAAGGAGTCGCGCCAGATCATCCAGAAGAACGCTCTCGAGACCGCTCAGGATTCCGAAGTGAAGAAGCTGGTGGCAAAACTCATCGACACGAAGAACGTGAAGGGTGCTGAAGACCCCAACGTGAACCGTCAAAAGGCGTTCGATGCTTTCATGAAGAGTGCCGACACCGCACAGCAGATTGAAGCGAAGCGAATTGCCGAGCCTTTAATCCGCTACGGAAAGTAACCCATTGAAAACCATCGACATCGTCCATCTGCTGCGTGCCTTCGACCGCGTGTTTGAAGACGCAGCACTCACCAACGAGGAAAAGCTGGCCGTGGGGGCCGAGGTCTTGCACCAACTCCCCCATTCCCACCTCGTCCCATCGACCCAGGCAACCCTCGCGGCTGTGCAGAAGTCCATCACAGCCCGCCTGGCCACCCTGGAAACCTTGGAGAAACCCAGTGGCGCAAGCGCCGAAGCCGGACGGCCGAAAGGGCCGCAAAAATCCGGAAAGTCACTTCGCAAAGCTGAGTCAGACGCCTGAGGGCCGCGCTCAGTTAGCTGAGTGGCGTTCCCGGGGAAAGAACTCACCCAACTTCAAGCGTCCCCACGGGGCCGTTGCAGGTTGGACCAAACACATGCGCCAGAAGGTGTGGGCTTACGCCCATGCCCAGGGCTTAAAACTACTGAAAACCATGGAAGAAAAAGGATACGTCCTGCCGAAGGATCAGTATGCCCGCGAGGCCATCGAAACCGTAGCTGCGGTGATGCACCTCGAGGACATCAGTCCCAAGGACAGGCTAGCGGCAGCACGAACGCTGCTCGATTTTACCCTGGCGAAGCCCGCGTCGGAAACGACCGTGAACGTCAAGAAGGCCGAGGACTTCCTCCTCGATCTCGCCAACGAAGTTAAGGACGACGAATGAGTATTGAGGCCGTGCGAAAGCGGCTGTATGAGGACTTCGAGTTCTACGCCAAGCACGCCCTCAAGATCCGCACCAAGGAGGGCACGGTTGTCCCCTTGGTCCTCAACGACGCCCAAAAGATTTTCATGAAGACTGTCATCCGGCAGCTTCAAGCAACCGGCAAGGTCCGCGTGGTCGTCCTCAAGGGACGTCAGCAGGGCCTGTCGACCATCATCGAGGGGATCATCTACTGGTGGACGAGCCAGCACAAGGCCGTCAAGTCCATCGTTATGACCCACCTCGGGGAGTCCACGAAGGCCCTGTTCGACATGGCCAAGCGGTATCACGAAAACGTCCCCGAGATCCTCAGACCCCACACGAAATACTCGTCGCGCCGCGAACTCTCCTTCGACCTGCTCGATAGCTCCTACATGGTGGCTACGGCAGGCGGTGAGGGTGTCGGTCGAGGCGAAACCATTCAGTTGGCCCACCTGTCCGAGGCAGCGTTCTACCCGCCCGCCACGGCCAAGGACAACATCAACGGCCTGATGCAGGCCATCCCGAACAACCCCGGCACGTTCGTGTTCGTCGAGAGCACGGCCAACGGCATCGGCAACCCCTTCCACAACATCTGGACCTCGGCTGTCGAGGGCAAGTCCGACTACGAGGCTGTGTTCATCCCGTGGTTCGTGCAGAAGGAGTACCGCGCCCCGGTGGCCAAGGGATTCTCACGGACCCCCAAGGAAGACGAGCTTGTGAAGCTCTACGGTCTCGACGACGAGCAGCTTATGTTCCGTCGGCACAAGATCGCGATCAACGGCGAAGAGATGTTCATGCAGGAGTATCCCTGTCACGCCGATGAAGCCTTCCTGACCTCGGGCCGTCCGGTCTTCCACACACAACAGATCCACGGACTCCTCCAGGTCGCTCCGGACATCAAGGTCCGCATGGAGTTGATCGGTGACTCCCTCGAGGAAGCGCCACGCGGCGACCTCCTGCTCTACCGCCTCCACGATCCCGGCGAGACGTACTACATCGGTGCGGACGTGGCCATGGGGTACAAGGGCGGGGACTGGTCGGTCGCACAGATCCTCGACTCACAAAAACGACAGGTCGGCACCTACCGCTCCCAGGTACACCCCGACTACTTCGCAACAGTGTTGGACAAGCTCGGCCAGTTCTTCAACACGGCCAAGATAGGCGTGGAAAACAACAACCACGGCATTCTCACAGCAACCCGCTTAGGCAAAGACCTCGCATACCCGAACCTCTACTTCGAGACTCACGTCGACAAGGAGACGGAGGATGAGACGGTCGTCTATGGCTTCCGCACCACCGTCAAGACCAAGCCCCTCATCATCGACAAGCTCCGCGCTGCGTTCCGTGAGAAGGACATCGAGGTCGTCGACAAGGTGACCCTCCGCGAACTCATCACTTACGTGGTGACCGACGAAGGGAAAATGCAGGCGGAACCCGGGTGCTTCGACGATTGCGTCATGTCCCTCGCTATCGCGAATTTCATCCACGAAGGTCGCTTTACTCCCGTTGAGAGTACGGACGACTACTACATCGAAATGATTTAATGGCTAAGGCTTCCAAGAAGTTTAAGCCTGTGTCGGAAGACGAACTCAAGAGCCTCGTCCAGAAGTACGCCACGTCTAGTGTGGAGTACTACTCGTCGAAGCTCTCCGAGGAGCGGAAGAAGGTCATGGAGTACTACCATGGCGAGAAGCCCGCACCGTCCCACGCAGGTAATTCGAAGTACGTCTCGATGGACGTGTTCGATGCTGTGGAGTCCCTCAAGGCTGTGCTCTTGGAGACCTTCAGCGCAGGTAACAAGATCGTTTCGTTCGACCCGCAAACCGACGCTGACGTCGAACCCATGCGGATCGCAACGGAATACGCGGACTACGTGATCCACAGGCAGAACGACAGCTACGGCACGTTCGCCTCGGTGATCCAGGACGGCCTGATGGCCCGCACGGGCATCGTCAAGGTCTTCTGGGACGAGCGGCACGAAGATCAGGAGGAGGAATTCTCCGACATCGACGTGGACGCCCTGGAGATGCTCACGGCCCAAGAGGACGTCGAGGACGTAGAGGCCACGCACGACCCGGAGACGGGCCTGTTCAGTGGCACGCTCACGCGCCGGATCGACAAGTCCCAGGTCCGCTACACTCCCATCGCCCCTGAGGAATTCCTCATCACCTCCACGGCCCCTTCGGTCGCCGAGGCCCACTTCGTGGCCCACCGGACCCGCAAGACGAAGTCCGAGTTGATCGCCATGGGCTACGACAGGGAACTGGTCTACGACATCGGCACGAATGATGACGACGAGTTGTCCATGTCCCCCGAGCGGATCGCCCGCTTCGAAGACATTGGCACTGGAGTGACGAACCTCGAAGAGGACCAGGACCAGGAGCAGACGGAGCACGTTCTCGTCACCGAAGCCTACATGCCAATCGACATGGACGGCTCGGGCGAGGCGAAGCTGTGGAAGATCACGATGGCCGGTTCGGACGTCCTGCTCGACAAGGAGCAAGTCGACCGCAAGCCGTTCATCTGCTTCACGCCGCTCCCACTCCCGCACGCCTTCTACGGTGGCAACTACGCGGCTCGCGTCATCCCGACGCAGAACGCCCGCACGGTGCTCGTCCGCGGCATCCTGGATCACACGGTCATCACCAACAACCCCCGGCTCATGGTGGTCAAGGGTGCCGTGCAGAACCCCAAGGAACTCCTCGAGAACCGTGTGGGTGGCCTGGTCAACGTGTCGCGCCCCGATGGCATCATCCCGCTCCAACAGTCGGGTCTGAATCCCTTCGTATTCCAAACGATTCAGATGCTGGACGAGGACAAGGAAGAGGTCACAGGTGTCTCGCGGCTGTCCCAAGGGTTGAACAAGGACGCGGTGTCGAAGCAGAACTCGCAGGCAGCACTGAACGACATGGTTAGCCTGTCGCAGCAGCGCGAGAAGATCATCGCCCGCAACTTCGCGAACCACTTCGTCAAGGAACTGTACCTCGAGGTGTACCGCCTGGTTCTCCTCAACGAGAAGCAGCAGAAGGTGGTCCGCATCGCTGGCAACTTCCAAGCGGTCAACCCGCAAGAGTGGGCCGACGAAGTGACCTGCACCGTCGAACTGAAGCTCGGATACAACGAGCAGCAGCAAGAGGCGATGAAGTTCATGACGATCCACTCGACCCTCGCAGCCGACCCGGGTAACGCACGGCTCTACACCGAAGCGAACCGCTACGCAGTCTTCAAGAGCGCCCTGGAAAAGACAGGGATCAAGCAAATCAACCAGTATCTCACCGACCCGAGCAAGCTCCCGCCGCCGCAGCCTGACCAGTTCAAGGTCCAGGAAATGCAGCTTGAGGAACGCAAGGTCGCTGTTCAGGAAAGTGTTGCTCAGAACTCCGCGAAGAAGGTCGACGACCACGCCCAGATCGAAATGCTCAAGCTCCAACTGGAGAAGATGCAGCTTCAGATGGAGCAGGTCCTCAAGGGTCGCGAGGTCGACGTGAAGCAGTTCGTGGCCGAATCCAACGCCGCGCTGCACACGCAGGAGCTTCACCTCATGGAGAAGGAGATGGCTATCACTCCCCCGCAAACCCAAGCGGTACTTCGGACCTAAATGGACGAGCAAACCCTCATGCTCCAACGCGGCACTGCTGCCGAGGAGCTTCTAGCAAACGAGGCGTTCATCACATGCGTGAACGCTCTCTACAACGAGTATTTCGCGGACATCACCGGCAGTTCCCTCGAGGACACACAGAAGCGCGAGACACGCTTCTTCCAGCTTCGAGCACTGCAGGACATCTCCACCGAACTACGGAGTTGGGTCGCCCACCGCGACTCGCTCCTTTCCCCAACTGAAGAGTAAACCCCCACATGACGACCACCACCCAAACGGGCGTGGCACACGCTGCGCCGTCATTCGAAGAATTCGACGAAGCTGACGCAGCAGACCAATTTCTGTCGCGATGGAGTGAAGAGGACCCTGCCGAGCAGGCATCCGAAGACCCTGAGGACGAAGACCTGGCCGACGAGGAAGATGAACCCGTCGAGCAGGAGGAAGCCGATGAAGGCTCCGAAGAAGCAGATGACACCGATGCGGACCCTCAAGACGAGGACGACGCGGAGGCCGAAGAAGCTGACGAAGGTGACGAAGAAGAGGAAGCCAAGCCCAAGAAGGGCAAGGTCCTCGACGACGATGCCAAGGTCAAGCTCACGGTCGACGACGAAGAACTCGAGGTATCCGTCAAGGATCTGAAGCGTCTTTATGGCCAGGAAGCGGCACTGACGAAGAAGTCGCAAGCAGTCGCGGAACAGCGCAAGACCGTCGAAGAAGCAAACCAGAAGGCGGCAGCACAGCTTGATCGTCTTCACCAGAAGGCCATGGCCCGATGGGAGCCGTACTCGAAGATCGACATGCTGGTCGCGAGCAAGCAACTGGACGCGGAGTCGTTCGCGGCCCTGCGTGCTGAAGCCACCGCTGCTTACGAGGAAGTTCGTTTCATCACCCAGGAAGTTGACCAGTTCGTCGCACACACGAACGATCAACGTCAGAAGCAAATGAAGGCTGCGGCGGCTGAGTCCGTCAAGTACCTCACCGACAACGTCACCGGCTGGAATCCGAAGACCTACGAGGACGTTCGGCAGTATGCAGTCTCGAAGGGCATGCCCGAGCACATCGTCAACGGTGTGGTCGACAAGTTCGCGCTCGAGATGATGTACAAGGCCATGCAGTTCGACAAGGCCAAGGCAGTCGTGACCAAGAAGGTCAACAAGACGCCTGCCAAGGTCCTGAAGACCACCAAGACCGTGGCCACCTCGGCCAACAAGGTCGACAAGGCCGCAAAGCTCAAGCAGCGCCTGGCGCAGTCGGGATCCACCGACGACGCTGCGGATCTGTTCATGGCTCGCTGGTCGTAATCCCTCTCACAAACACACTCCATCGCTGTACCGCACGAAGCTGTACAGCACACTACTTTTCATTTTAGGAATACACAACATGAGCAACACCGCATTCAAGTCGTTTGATATGGTTGGGGTCAAGGAAGACGTTTCGGACGTGATCTCGAACATCAGCCCGACGAACACCCCGTTCCAGTCGCTGGTGAAGACCGAGTCGGTCCACAACACGCTGTTCCAGTGGCAAGAAGACTCGCTCGCAGCCGTGGGCGCGAACGCTGCCGTTGAAGGTGCAGATGCTTCGGACAGCGTGATGAACCCGACGACGATGCTGTCGAACTACACGCAGATCCTCACGAAGACGATCCGTGTGTCGAACACCGCCGACAAGATCTCGGCCTACGGTCGTGCCAAGGAAACCGCGCTGCAACTCTCGAAGAAGAGCGCAGAACTGAAGCGCGAATTCGAATACGCACTGCTCGGCGTGGCGCAGGATGCAGCGGTCGGTGGCGAAAGCACGGCCCGCAAGTTCGGCAACGTGTTCGGCAAGGGTGCCACGGGTTCGGCCATGATCGACGCGGGCAACGTGATCGACCACACGGCAACCCCGGTGGCCCTGTCGGAAAACGACGTGCTGACGGCGAACCAGAAGCTGTACGAAGGCGGCGGCGAAGCGAAGATCCTGATGATCAAGCCGGGTGACTCGCTGATCGTCGCAGGCTTCACGGCTTCGGCTGGCCGTACGCGTATGTTCGACGGCTCGGCAGACCGCAAGGTCGTGAACGTGGTCGACCTCTACGTCTCGCCGTTCGGTGAGCAGAAGGTCGTGCTGAACCGCTTCATGAAGGCCGACTCGGCGCTCCTGTTCGCTCCGGAGTACTGGAAGATCGCTGTGCTGCGCCCGTGGACGCGTATCCCGCTGGCAGTGACCGGCGATGCGAACCGCACGCAACTGATCGGCGAGTTCTCGCTGAAGCACGTCAACCAGAAGGCCTCGGCTGCAATCAAGGGCCTTACGGGTTCGAACGCAACCATCGGCCAGTAATGGCCCCCTAAGGGACCAGTAACCGCATGTTCTGCGCTCTGCTGATCCCTTAGTTCCCCTCCGGTCCCCCGTTCGCGCTTCGCCACTCGGCAAGCCTCGGGGACCCCCAAATTCCTTTATGCCCTGCTGCGTCCACTCTCGCGCAGTGGGGCCTTTTTATTCCCATGCTGAAACTCGACAACGGCGTCAACGTGTCGGTCACGTCCCACACGGACGGCCACATCATCGAGACGCATCAAAACATCCCCGACCGCTTCCTCAAGGATCTCGAGGAGAAACGCCTCACATCGCACAACGTCCGCGAGCGTGAGTACATGCACGTCGCCTCCATCCCTGTCTGCCTCGTCGACAAGTGGATGCGTGAAGGCTACGACGTCTACCAGGAACCCATCCGCAAATCCGTCGCGAAGCT